CCATGCGGATTGGATCGCTGCTGAATTCGTTTGGTCAACCGATGTTCCCGCAGGCGGGCGCACAAGGCGGAAGCGTGCAAGGAATTCCGATCATCGTTTCGGAAAACATTCCGTCGACGACTGGCTCGCCGACGGAAGGCTGGCCGATCATTCTGGTGTCGGCGCGTGAAATCCTTCTGGCCGACGACGGACAAGTGACTGTCGATGCGAGCAGGGAAGCATCGCTGCAAATGGAAACTGCGCCGGACTCGCCCCCAACGGGATCGACGCTGTTTCAATCTTTGTGGCAGACCAACTCGGTCGGAATACGCGCCGAGCGATTCGTAAATTGGACGAAACGCCGATCGACTGCCGTCAGCTATCTAAGCGGCGCGGTCTATACGGGCTAGTCAAGCCGGTTCTCGTCTTCGTCTTTCCGGCTTGCAAGTGGACCGGGCGCCTTCTGGATACCTCCTTCCTCGGAAGTTTGCCCGGTTCATTTTCTCAAAGGAGTCACCAATGCGAATGATCGCAAATGAAAATTGTGTCGTTTATGGCCGCGCGCTCAAGGCCGGCGATGAATTCGAAGCGCCGGAGCGCGAAGCTCGGGTGTGGATTCTGATGGGCAAGGCGCAACACAAGCGCGGACCGGGCCGACCGCGCAAGGAAGACGCGGCGTTTTATCATCGTGCCGACATGCGGGCCGAGGATGAGTGATGGCGTTCAAGTTTAGACTGCCGAAATTATTTGGCGGCAAGGACTACCTCACGCCCACGATGCCGGGCGATCGCGGAAATTGGTGGTATCCCGTCGTGCGTGAGCCGTTCACCGGCGCGTGGCAACGGAACATGGAGCACCGTGCCGAAAGCATTTTGAGCTTTCACGCGGTCTACGCCTGCATCGAGCGCATCGCATCCGACGTCGCCAAGTGCCGGTTGCGATTGGTCGAGGAAGACAGCAACGGCATTTGGCACGAGATATTCATCCCGGCGTTTGCGCCGGTGATCAGAAAACCGAACCATTATCAGAATCGAATTCAATTCTTCGAGGCGTGGATGTTGTCGAAGCTGATGGCAGGCAACGCCTACATTCTCAAGGAGCGCGATGCGCGTAACGTCGTGGTGCGGCTGTATGTTCTGAATCCGACCTACGTCAAGCCGCTGGTCGCACCCGATGGCGAAGTGTTCTACGAATTGAGCCAGGACAATCTCGCCGGGATTGATGGCTCATATCAATCGGTCAGTACAGACGGCCGCGTCGTGGTGCCGTCGAGCGAAATCATCCACGACATGATGACGCTCAAGCACCATCATCTCTGCGGACTGTCGCCGATGGCCCCGGCAGCACTGGCCGCAGTGCACGGCATCAACATTCAGAAAACCTCGACGACGTTTTTTGCCAATAGCGCAAAGCCCGGCGGCATCCTCACCGCGCCGGGAGAAATCAACAAAGAGAACGCCGAGCGGCTCAAGGCGCAATACGAAACGGAATTCAGCGGCGGCCGATCGGGCAAGGTCGCGATCATGGGATACGGCTTGAAATTCGAGCCGATGACCATGGACTTTGTCGATGCGCAATTGATCGAGCAACTCGGCGTCTCGGCCAAGATGGTTTGCTCGTCGTTCGGTGTGCCGCCGCATATGGTTCAGGTCGGCGACCCGCCGAGCTACAACAACATCGAGGCGCTGAATCAGCAGTATTATTCGCAAACATTGCAGAAGCATTTCGAGTCGGTCGAGTTGCTGCTTGATGAAGGCTTAGGGCTGACCGAAGTCGCCGGCAAGAGCTACGGCACGTGGTTTGATCTTGACGATCTGCTGCGCATGGACACCGCGACGCTGGTCGACAGCGAAGCCAAGGCGGTCGGCGCCGGCATCAAATCGCCGAACGAAGCGCGCATGCGCTTGAACCTTGGGCCAACGGCGGGCGGCAAGGGGCCGTATCTGCAACAACAGAATTTCTCGCTGGAAGCCTTGAGCAAACGCGACGCGCTCGCCGATCCGTTCGCGCCCGCGAAGCCGCCCGCACCACCGACGCCCACAACCCCAACGCCGCCACTGCCCGATGACGATCCCGAACCAGAAAAGCAGTTCAACACCGAGGAACTCGTGGCGATGACAGAGTTGGCCAATTGGGAGTTACGCCGATTCCTAGCAACGGGTTGAACCATGCCGCCATCAGCGCGGTCGCCGCCGGTTTCGCGCCGGTCGTCAGGGATCACATTGCGGAAGCCGTCGCCAAGGCGATTGCGCCGGTTGAGCACCGCATGGCCCTATTGCTCGCCCGCATCGCCGAGCTTGAAGCCCGCGAGCCGGTGCCGGGGCCGCAAGGCGAGCGCGGCCTGCCGGGTGAGGTAGGGCCGCAGGGTCCGGCCGGTGAGCCCGGTCCCGCCGGCGAGCGCGGCCCGGAAGGCTTGAGCGAGCGCGGGGAAACCGGACTGCAGGGCGAGCGCGGCGAGAAAGGCGAGGCTGGCCGTGATGGTCTTCCCGGCCGCGATGGTCTTCCCGGCGTCCAAGGCGAGAAGGGACTCGACGGCCTCGACGGCAAGCATGGCCGCGACGGTGTCGACGGCCTAGGCTTCGACGAGATGACCGAGGAATACGAGGATAGCGGGCGCATCCTCGTGCGTCGGTTTATGCGCGACGGACAGACGGTCAAGGAATTTCGCCATCAGACTGCAGCAATCCTTGACCGCGGAATCTGGCAGTTGGGCAAGGGATACCTGCAGGGCGACAGCGTCCGATATGGCGGCTCAACATGGATTGCTCAACGCGATACTAAAAAGCAGCCCGAACTTAGCGACGACTGGCAATTGAGTGCCAAGAAAGGGCGCGACGGCAAGAACGGTAAGGACGGCAAGAATGGCGAGCGCGGCGCAAAAGGCGAAACCGGATTACATCATTACCAGACCTGACTGGTTTCCTGATTGGCGCGGCCAAGTCTGCGCCATCATTGCATCCGGCCCGAGCGCCAAGACTGCCCCGATCGATCTGCTGCGCGACAAGGCGCGCGCGATCGCGGTCAACGAAAGTTGGCAACTGTGCAAATGGGCGGATGTGCTTTACGGCTGCGACTATGCTTGGTGGCGAATGCAGCAAGGTGTTCCGAAATTTGGCGGCATGAAAATCTCGCAGGACGCCGAAGCGTGCAATCGGTTCAAGGATATCCGCAAGATCACCGTCGAGGTGCACAGCAACTCAGTGATCATGACGCCCGGCCTTGTCGGGAGCGGCGGCAACGGCGGCTTTCAGGCGCTCAATCTGGCGGTGCAGTTCGGCGCGCGCACGATCCTGCTGATTGGTTGCGACATGCGGGTTGATCTTGGGGAGCACTGGCATCCCCGGCATTACCCGCCGCTATCGAACCCGCATCCGAATGACAACCTGCCGCGCTGGCGTACCGCATTTGATGGTGCCGCTGACGTCTTGAACGATCTCGGCGTCAAGGTGATCAACTGTTCGGCCGTAAGTCTGTTGAAGGCGTATCCCAAGATGACCATTCAAGAGGCGCTGTGATGGCCCTGCTTTACCCCGGACGACCACTGAATATGAATCCAGAAGACTACGTGCGTCTCATCGCAGATACGCAAGCTTCAACTATTGCCACGCTTGAAGCGCGATTGCAGAGTGAGGGGGCGAGTCCCAGGCAAACGGTTTTAGAATATATGTTCTCGGCGACGCTGGTGGAGCCGCCGAGCACTCAACAAATGCGGATTGATGCCTTAGCAGCGGCCATAACTAAAGTTTGGGTTCATAAAACCACCAACACTGGCATCGATATCGCGAATGTTTTCACGTTGTTTCACAACGGCGATCGCGTTTATATCCAGACCAAAAATGACTCGACTTGTAATTCGCAGTTGCGCTTGCGAGCGGAACCAATTTTCAAAACGAACCATATCGAATTGCCTGTTACCTACCTCACTGGCGGCGCTGCGCTTAAAGGCGGGCAAGTCGCAATCATCGCGTTGACGCCGCTAACATGATCCGCACCCTTCTTTTAGCTTTAGCTGCACGGTGCTTGAATGGACTTCACAACTATTCGTGCTGGTGATGAGCTTGTAATCGGGCCGCTGACCGGCGTGCGGTTCTGGACCTACATTCTCAAGACCATGACGATCCAATCCTTCCAATACTATCACGAATGGACTCCTTCTGCTCCAACGGTCGATCCTGACGCCCACATTCCTTGGCGCGGACTGAACGTCTACAAGACCGAAGCAGACGCAATGCGGGGCAGCGCCGATGCAATCAACGATGTCATCGAACGGCCGGAGAGGTGGCTCGATAGTCGCTGCGGCATTGTGCTGGGGAGCGTCGAGTTCTGGGGCATAGCTTACGAGCACGAATTTGGCTACGCCGCCGAAATAGTGAAACCAACACGGTTCCTTCGGGCATGGGGCGCGCGTGCCAACACCATCGTGGATGAACTGAACACAATATGGTTTGGAGGGACGCATGGCTGAGATCGGTGAACCAATTCGACGCATCGTCGTAGTGCCAAAGGAATTGCCAGTGGAGAAGCCAGCGCGCACCCCCGTCCCCGAACGCAAGCCGGTCAAAGAACCGGAACCGGCGTGAAATGACGGGACCAATTCGAATCTGGATAGGATGCAGCGCCAACGACGAAGACTTGGAATTCCAGGCCGTCGTCGACTATTCGCTACGGCGTCACGCCAGCGAGCCGCTCGACATCACATGGATGAGGCTGTCGCGTGACCCGTCGTCATTTTGGTATTCCGACCCGCAAGCCAATAAGGGTTGGTGTACGAAGGGATGGGCGACACCGTTTTCTGCACTGCGTTGGGGTATTCCTGCGGCGTGCAATTTTGAGGGCAAGGCGATCTATATGGATTTGGACATGATCGCCAAGGCTGACATCGCCGAGTTGTGGAATGAGGATATCCCTGACGGGTTCGCTATGGTGTCCAAGCCGGAAGCGATCTGCGTCACGCTGTACGACTGCGCCAAGATGAAAAAGGTGCTGCCGCCCATCGATGACATCAAACGCAAACCGTACTACTACCGTCAGATTCGCAACACCGTAATTGGTGCGCGCGTCATCAAACGCTATCAGGGCAACTGGAATTGCCTCGACATGCGCAGTGATCGTGGCGGCGAATACCAAGACGTGAACGATCCCGACATCAAAATCCTGCACTTCACGGCGATCCCGACACAGCCGCATCTGCCGTATGCGATGCAGCGGTTGAAGCAAGAGGGCCGCCAGCACTGGTATAAAAAGGAAGCGATCCGCCCGCACCATCGCAAGGACGCGGTCGCCTATTTCGACAGAGAGTTGACGGGCGCGATCGCCGCAGGCCACTCGCTCGACAGCTACCGCAATCCGACACCGTTCGGTGACTATGGCAGATGACGCCGGATTTCGATGCGATGGATCGGATGTTGATCGCAATGCGAGTTGCATACGAGGTCGGCGACGACAGGCGCGCGCGCGGAATGGCCTACCTGCTGAGGGTTGGCCTGCAAGACATCTTGCCGGATGATCAACCCAAAGGACGTGGCCCTGTTCATTCCGCCGGGGTTGAAGAAATTCAAGCTGGCGCTGTTCGAGCGGATCGGCCAGACAATCCATCGATCGGGCGGGATGATCCTACGCCATGATCTCGAATTGCTGGCATTG